CAGTTAATTTTTGCTCGAAATGGCTCATTCTCAATCTCCACTCAGTTGATTAACAAGTTTCTCGATCAGCTCGACTGCCTGGCCTGACTTAACCAGAGCAGGTGTGGTGATATAAATAGTCCAACCTACCGGATAGCTGTCTAATTGGCTGCGGATCTTTTCTGACACCACCACCATAAGTCTGCGGTCATCCCATGAAAGCGACTGAAAAGCAAAGTCTTTAGACCACCCATGCAAACCTGCATCAGCAATTTGCTTTTCAAGCAAGTCGAAACTATTTAACATTTCCCAATCTCCTTTTCAGTTCTCTGATTCGCTTTAAATACTCTGCCCGATTTTTCTCAAGAGCTTCCCACTGCCATTTGATCGGTTCGACATTAATCTGGCAATATTCGATAATGGCTTGACCTTCTTCTTCACCAAAACGATAAACCAGCCCCTTCTTATAGCCTCGCGTGGTTTTACTGCCTTCAATGTCACCAGACAACATCATATTGCAGCGGCGATTGTGTTGAAGGAACGTGTTTCGCCGGTCGTATCTCAACCCTGATTGCGCGCCCCTTGTTTTAAAGTGGCCGCAGCACCACTGATCCCCGCCTAGTAGATAGCCGCAGCTAATACAGGTTGGCTCCAATCCGCGATCTTTAAACCAGAGCAATTCTTCCTGAACGCGCATTTTGTTAAATGCTGCCTGAGTAACTTTGTGCTGCCATCGCAGGTCTTTCTTCTTTGCAGCCTTGGTAGCGGCTCTGGTGGCTTTATCAGCTACGCGCTTCTCCTTGCCAGCCTTTGCCTTTAAACGCGCCCTAGAACGCTCCTGTTTGGCCGTGGCGTATAAAATTGCACAGTCCTTGCTATGGAAATTACCAGCAGGGAGCGAAAGCATCGTATCGGCTTCAAACCTTTCTTTGCAGCCGCAACATTTTAACTTTGGCACTCTCTGCCCCTGGCGGCTTTGCGGAGATTGGTCATTAGACAATCCTGCTTAGTGCGTCTCTTGCGTCAATAAGTGAGTTGTATGCCTCGCTATAATCTTCGCGCAATGATTCCATGTCTACAATAAGGTCATCAAGTTTATCGCGCTCTTTTTCTAATGATGTAATCCGTCGATCTATCTGTTTGATCATTGATTTAACGGTCATAGAACTTTCCTTCTCCACTAACAAATTGTCTAGTAAATCCCGGCTAAATCCCAGTGTTTATGTTGGGTTCGGTAGGTTCGTGTCTTGAATTTTCACTAGCATTTCACTAGGTTTTTCATTGACTGGCTCCAAAGGCCAGTGGTCGCAAGCAGTAACATATCGACCATCCGGCCCCTCGGTTATATCAGCGCCGCATTTTTCGCACTGGAAGCTGCTCATTGTCTGCCCCTGCAATCAACGCAGATTTCACTACCTTCCGGTATTCGGCTGGCCGCGATGTTTTCCCATTCATATCTTTCGCAATTTACGCACTGTTCATTGCTGCCATCTATTGGGAACCAGCACAATTCATACATGATTCGATCATCATTAATGCTTTCCCCATCAATTGTGCGCTGGTTATATTCGGCTGCGTATTGGTCAGCCTCTGGGTAGCGACGGCATCGCAGATCAACCCACTCAGAAGAACACATGCCTATGTGTGCCTTAAACCCAATTGTCTTGGCTTTGGCATGGCTCCCTGCAAATGCAAGCACTGCGGCTTCGCAGTCAGGGTCAGTGATTATGTAGGCTTTAGGTATGTTTGATTGCTGGCTCATTCAGGGGCTCCCGGTAATGGCGGGACGATGATTGAGGTTATTGAGTCTCTAAATAAAAACTGTTTTGCTTCTGTTGTGTAGTTAACAAGTTCAGCCATGCGAGTAACTGCCGCTGGAAGCCACTCTGATCCAAGCTGTACAAAACATATGTGGATTGAGTCTTTGTGTGTGGCAAGAACCATTGCCTCAAACTCAGCAACAGTCATTTCTTTCGGCGCTGACTCCATATCACGCCAAGCTGGTTCGGTGAGCTGCTGGTCGAGTAGTGACCTAACAAGGTCATAAAGCCCGTTACTGTGACTTGTATTCTCATGTTCATTTTTACTGCAATCAATTAAATCTAATGCGTCTTGCAGTTTCTCCCTGGTCGCATCATTCCAGCCTTGTTGTGGGGCTGGCCTACAATTCCAAGCATCTATTGCGTTACGCTTTTTAGGGTGCTCCCAAGTCCTGTTTTGACATTTCTTGCAGTACACCTTGTGCCATTTAGCATTGCCGTTTAAATCATCACCTCGGACAATATCTGCATGACTGCCGCAAAACGGGCATGGCATTAGTACCATTGGCTGTTCTGGTTTTGGGTTAGTCATTAGCCATTCACCTCGTTTATTTTATCCAGCGCCTTTTCAGTGAAACCGTAAATTGTTCCTATTCGGTGGAGCCCTGGCTGCGCTACGTTGATATGGGTTTGGATGTCGTTTAATGCTTCAACCAGCCGATCAGATTGCTCGGCCAAAGCCAGAGACAGAGAAACTAAATCCTCGAATTCTGTTGATGGGTGATGAACGAAATCATTTACCGAGTCGAATGTTAGTTTTGGGGTCAATTGCCTATCTCCTTAACGTCAGCCTCAAAACACTCCATTACCAACGGGTTCGTCATATTCATTTCAGGGGTATCGCCGACCTCATACTTAACCCATTCCTCGAATTCTTCCTGGGTATGTTCTGGCAGTTTCCCCCGGTCAATGCTGATTACTACTAGGCTCATTGGTTTGTCCTCGCCCGGTGAACCCGAGCACAGTTTTTGCAAGCGCTGCCTAGCGGCACGTTGATCGTCATCCGGTAACCAATGTCAGGGACTGACCGACCGCATAGAGGATGGCTAAGCCGTCCAGCAGGCATCAGGTTTTGTGGATCAACCCCTTCACCCGCTTCGTAAACCAGGTGGAGGCGTTGGCCTCTTTTGATTTGGGCGTAGGTCATGGGTTAAGCCGCTCGATCTGCTTGCTTGCCAAAATACCGGTTTAGTTCTGTGCCGATCCAGCGGCCAACCGGTACCGAAACGCCGTTGCCGATTTGCCGATAGGCTGCTGTATTTGATACAGGGAACTGGAACCAGTCGGGGACTCCCTGGAGTCGGGCAAATTCACGCACTGAATAGGGCCGCACACCTAGCGGGAAGCGCTTGTCTTTTACCAGCCTGGTGCTTTTATCTTTGGCGTAGTGAGCAACGCAGGTTGGAGCTAGATCGTTGTTACTGGGGTCTGAGACGATTGGAAGGTCACGGTAGCCGCCAGTCATTCGTGTTTTGATGGCCTTTGGTAGTGTTACCTCTGGATCGTTTTCCAGTATCGATTTCAACGCAATCGGTTTGGTGTTTTCTGGAGGCCTGACATTAAATGGTCTGCGTGTTCCGATAATGATCAACCGGTCCCGGCGCTGCGGTAGCCAATGGGATGATTTGATCGGGCAGAAGGTCTGGATGTGGTAGTCGGGCAGGCGGGTCATTACTTCCATGACTACCGGGAAGGCTCTCATGCCGGGCACGTTTTCGACGACGTAGGCTTCTGGTTTTGCTAGGGCCAAATGCCGCAGGGAGTGCAGGAACAGGTCATCACCAGACCGAGTGTTATGAATATCAGCTATTGGGCTGTATTTGGTGCAGGGGTAAGTGAACACCATCGCGTCGCATGAGTCCTGCTCTAGCACTAGCTCGGTGGTTATATCGCACTCCTTCATGTGGTCACCGAGGTTCTGCCGATATGTTTTGCAGGCGTCTGGGTCTAATTCAAACGCCTGGTTTATTTTTAACCCGGCTTCGATCAGTCCGATATCCATTAGCCCGGCGCCTGAAAAATAGCTGTTTATTTCGATGGTGGAGCTCATAGCCTAAGCCGCCTTGCGCCGCAAAAGAACAAACTTAATCTCTTCGCAGATAGAGCTGAATTCTTTGACGTTTTGATATTTGCTGTTGAACGCCTCCAGCTCGGCATAACCGGCGTTGATTAGGTCCAGGGCCTTGGTTGCCGCTGGCTTGGCATCTTCTTTAACCAGGGTGATTTGCTCGGTCTGAGCGGGTTTATTCTCGGTTGCCTGGGTAGGTGCCGGCGTTTCTGGTTCAGCCTGCTTTTGCTGGTCGATTGCTTCCTGAGCCACTCGATCCGCTTCGGCCTGGGCATCGATGGCCTTCTGTTGGTCGATACGGTCATTAACTAGCCGGGTGAAGTCGTCGGTGGGCTTGTCGATGATTTGCTGCAGGTCGTTGAACAGTCCGGCGTATTTCTGATCTGTAGCGTTAAGTGCGGCCAGGTTCTTTCTGAACAGGGTCGCTGTAGCGTCGGCCTGAATTTTTGCGCTGGCTACTAGGTCGTTGACCGCGCTTTTAATCGATGCCAGGTTGCGCTTGCCTTTGATGGCTCCGGCAAAGTCGTTACTCGCAGTCGGTAAATTGACGCGGGCAAGTTCCTCGTTAAGAGCTTGGTAATAGGCGCTTACCACCTCTTGAGCATCAGCCACTATTTCCCGCTTCATTACCTCCTTCTGGTTTTTTATCAGCTTATCCAGGCTCAACCGCTTCTGGCGCATCGAGTCGCGCAAGTGGTCGATGGTCTTGAACAGCAGGTCAATATCGGCGGTCTGACTCAGTGCCGCTTCTTTCGCGGCATTCAGCGCCTTTTCTGATTCAGCGCAGAGCTTCACCACCTGTTCGGCGTCGGCAAAGTCTTGATCGGTTTGCAGATCCGTGTTGATCGATTCGATCATAGCCAGCGCTGCGCCTTTGTACTCGGCCAGATTGGATGAATCGACTGAACCGGTTAGGGCGATCGCTAAAGAGGGCAGGGACATTAACGCGGTGCCGACTACTTCGACCTTTGCCGGCTCTGGGGCGTACGTTGCCAGGTCTTTGGCGAACTGGTGCCAGCCGGCGATTAGCTGTTCGCGGCGCGCTGGGTCGGTTGTGTAAACAATTTCGGCGCGCTGGCCTGCGCCGTCTGAGACGACAAACAAAATTTTATCGACACCAGACACCAGTGCTTGATGCTCAAGCTGCCAGTAGTGGGTTTCGGGTACGCCGATTTCTTCCAGGTCGGCGACCAATTTTTCATTCCAGAGCTTGTGTTCAAAGGCCAGGGTGTCTTCCATATTGATACCATCCATCGACGCCAACAGCTCCAGCCCTTCAACGGTCAGTGTTCCGGTGATTGGATAGAATTCTTCGCCGCGCTGGTCTTCGATGATTTCACGGGTGGCGGCTTCGGTTTGGTGGCCGCGATCAAACAGCGCTTGCTGGTGTGCGTTGACCTCTGGAACGATACCGGTGGCTTTTTGCTCAATGAGCTGGTCGCGGGTCTGATATTTGGAGGCGCCCATCATTGCCTGAGATTCTGATGCGGTGAAGTATTTGGCCCGGAGTGCTGACCATTCGGGAGAGCCCTGAATGACGTTTTCGATTTTCATGCTGTTTGCTCCACTGGTGGATCGATTTGGATGGATCGGATGACCTTCTTCTGGTCGTCGGTCAAAGCACCCCTGGTGCTGACCATTGAAATGATTTCTTCATGGGTTTTTTTGCCTGCTTTAATGGCTTTGCCCCATCCAGGCAGATTCTTGTCAAAATCTTCGGCTGAGTAGATAGCTGGCAGCGCGGCCGGTGCAGGTTTTGCCGGGGTAATGTCGATTTCGTTCGGCATGTCCTGGGCCTCTTCCCGGCTAATCAGTCCAAGCAGGGCATCGGCGAACTGGTCACGCAATGCAAAGCCGCGGGCCCGCATCTGTTTCATGCGTTTTGGGTACTGAGTCCATGGCCCTTGCTTGCCAAAGAGGCCGGCTTTTTGAGCGTCCTGGTCTGAGAAGGTGACTGTGTGTGGCTGGCCACCTTTTCTAATTACTGTGCAAGTCGCGGTGCTGGTGGTTTCGTCATAGGCCTCTTGAATGGAGCCGAATGACGGATGGTTTTGAACCAAGGCCAGCATGGCGTCACCATAGATTGATGGCCTGCCGTTAATCACCGCGATGCTCTGTAGTGATTGCATTGGGTTTAAGCCAATCTCTAAGCCCATGAGCATAGCAATCACGGTATCTCCTGATTTACCTCTGTAATCTTTTGGAGCAAGTTGAGAGCCAGCCATTATTTCGGCTAACTTAAGCAGCTCGGTCATGTTTTCAGGCCGCAACCCAGTCATGCCTTCTTTTGCAATAAGTTCATTACTCACTTGCCTCTCCCTGCATAGCCTCGTCAAGATTGGCCGGCTGCAGTGTGAAACCGTTGGAAATTACTGGTGCATTCATGGTTTGTTTTCTCCTTGATCTGATTCATAGCTGGCTGGGTCGTGGCCGTCTTTTTTGCATTCACGGCAGTAAACGGGGAAGCCTTCATCGCCACCTAGAAATACGCCGCAGCCAGCGCACATCGTGCCGTCGAGCATCATGTCTGCGTATTCACCCATTGCAGGATCTCCGCATATCGGCCCGGCTGTCTTCATAGTCCTGGGCGGTGGGAATCGGGTTGTCTTCGTCGTATTGACGCTCTGCCAGCACTGCGAAATAAATCGCCATCTTTTTGTTAAGCACTCCGAAAGCAGCCATGCACCAGTCTTGTTCTGTGGTTTCGCCGGGGCTATCCAGAGTTTTATATAGAGCAACCAGGTCATGCTCTGCGTTGGTCTCTGACAGAAACTCACTGACTTTTTCTGGTGTGCGTTTATAGGTTTCGATCAACTCCAGAACCCCGTTTTTTTTGTCTGGGTCTTGCTGGGATTCGGTGTTGTCCCAAGGGTTAACGTGTTTCTCGTCGCTGATATGGCAGATCGGGTTGCTTGTGTCGTTCATAGCTTTGACTCCTGTTCTAAATGGACTCGCCGGGCTTTAAATGCCATGTCTAGCGACTCCAAAAGGTGCTGTGCTTTGTTTGTTGAGACTTCGTGCAGTTCGCCTTCGCCCAGGTCTAAAACGATCATGTCGGGGCGCTCAGGCTCAAAGATAGCGGTGGGCATTACGAAACCGCTCCGGCCATTGCTGCCACCCAAATGAGCAGGGCGATCAAGACCGGTAGGCGCAGACGTTTCAGGCTG